TTCTTTTGCAACTCTAGCAAAATCTTTTTTAATTGCTTTAGCAACTGACAAAGGATGATTCCACATATCACTTGATGCTATTACCCAACCTTCTGCAACTTGACCCCAAATCATTTTCATACCAGCAGCAAAGATAGGTTTTTTATTAACCATACCTGTAAAAGCTAAATTGTTTTCTTCTAAATTCATAGCATCACCTTCAATATTTATAAATTTTCTATCTGCTTCTAATATTTTATGATTCATCTGATATGATAATATTATTTTTCCATGTTCTTTTGTATAAGGTACTATATATAACATATTATCCATCATTTGTTTGTAATCTTGGGTATAACGATAAAATTGTAAAAGGTAAAGGTTGAGTTTGTCTAACAAAAATAAACCCATCTGTTTCATAGTTTCCTCTAAACTCTACTTCCTTATCTCCTGTAAATGGTGGTATACCTTGATCCATAGGATCAGATGAAGTTCTAAATGGTATTCTTTCAAGGTTGTTTAAGTCTGGTCCTACTTCTACACCTATAGTTTCAAACATTCTAACTGTAATATCATATATTCTTTTTGTCTTACCTTGTGATGTACCATTTTGTGAACCAGCATTTAATCTCATAGTTTGTAATAAAGATGTATAAGATAAACCTACTTTTACTTTTTTTGCGGCTCTGTCTAAACTAACTGCACCTGAACTTACAACTTTAGTTGGGTGTGTTGCACCATCAGCCAATATAGAAACTGTTTGTCCCTCAAGATGCGAAAGTCCTGATACTGTTTCAACTACTTGATCTATTGTTGCACCAGAAGTATGAGCTGCTGCTGTTGTTAAATTTACACCTCTTGTACATCCTGTTAGGTTGTTTGTTGATTTTCCTGCATAAGATATAATCTCATTATTAATTTTTATTTTTCCTGCACTATTAAAGCTACTTGCGTCAGTTAAAGCTATTGTAGTTACAGAGTTAGAAATATTACCATTAAGTGTTGTTGCAACTCCATCATAACTTAACTGGCTATCTAAATAATTAAATGTTGTATTATCTGTTTCTGTAAAATCAAATGTATTTAAAACTTCTATATATCTTTTTGTTGAACCATTAATTGTTCTTTTTATAATAACATAAACTTGATATTCAGTATCGTCAGTTGGAATAACTGCAACACTTTCACAAACTGCTTTACCTGTACCAAATGCACCACCAAATATATGTCTATGCCAAGCAGTTACTTGTTGTTCTCTTTGATAAGTTAGTCCTACTAATTCACCATCTCCTCTTACAGCATAAATAATTTGATTTGGTTCTTGTTGGTATGCAACTTGTGTTATTCCACCTTCGGTAACGTGTTCTGCAAGAATAGTCATATCAGGTGCAATGTAACCATCTACATCAAAGTTATATGCTAGTTCTCTAATTTTTCTTTTAGCACGTTGTAAAAACAATGTAGCATTACCTACAGCTATAGCATCTACATTAGCTGCACCATGGTTAGATTGTTTTTTAATTAATATATTTGTAGGTGTAACAGCACTATCTGTACCTCCACCTGATACAGTAAACTCACCACCTGCTGTACCTATAATTAAAGTTCTTGTTGCTGTCATAAATCTGATAGCATTAACTTGGTTAGATGCGATTGTATAAATAATTGCATCATCATCAGCTATTGTTCCGCCAATGTTTGCATTCATGTTTTCGTAATCACCAGACTTTGAAAAAAATATTGTTTGTGGTTGATTAGTTGTTCCAGCAAAAACTAATCTTTGTTCAAAAAAGGTTACGCAAGAAGGATGACCTGTAGTGTCAGAAAAAGCTCCTAGTCTCCAATCTGCTGTAGCATTTGCATTATCTAATGCTGTTAAAATTTCTATAGTTGCATTAGTAGTATTTGTAACAGCAGTTATCTTTGCATAACCATCATTTAAAAAAACAAATCTACCAACATCTGTTGCAACAAAACCAGATCCACTATTAATACCAGTAACTGCAGAAGCAACTAAAGATACACCTGTACCTACTGCTGCTTGACCGGGATTTAAAGTTGTTGTTGTTGTATTAGCATCTTGCATTGGTCCTTTAGTAAAATCAACTACAGTTAAAGTCCAATTAGTATGAGATGTTCTTGATAGTTTTCTTGTAGCATGACTAGGATGTGTGATGTACATAACGTCAGCAGATTGTGCAAATTTAATTTGAAACAACTCTGCTTCTAAATAAGGTGTAGTTATTTCTACTGCTGATCCACCTGATTGTACTTGAGCTTTATCTTTATATATTCTTATAACTTGATTGCCAAATTCTAATATGTAAGTTTGTGTTGTTGAAAATTCAAAAGGTATTAGTCTACCTTTTTTACTATGATCTTTTACTTCTGATACAAATGTTGTGCCGGGTCTACGAGCTGCAGCACCATGTGGATATATAATTAAATTTTCTAAAGTTTTACAAGCAGAAGAATATTTTGTTAAATCAGTTCTTCCATCTAATCTTGGCGATAGCTCACCACCTGTAAAATTTGTTAATTCAACTGCAACTCTTGCCATGGTTTAAAACCTTGAGTTAATAAATGTACCTGCGTCTATAACATCTGTCATGCCTAAATCTTGTTCAACATTTTGACCTTCAGTTGAATCTATAAATCTAGCATCTTTTAATTTATCTTGAAACAAATTATACATATTTGTTGCTGTTGTATTATTGGAAGTAACCGCAAAAGCAATGTCTGAACCCAAAGCAGAAGATAAAATTTCTCTTAATGATTCATCGTATTCATTAGGATCTGTAACTCTACTAATATATAATATTTTCATAGTCTCTGTATTGCTTAAAATTTTTCTACCCTCTACTTTGTAGTTTGAATCATAATCTAATATACGAAGTAATCTTAAACAATCTGCAGGTAAGGTATAAGCATATTTAAAACCCCATGCAGGAGCTGTTGTATCTTGTGCTAGTTCAACTCTTTTTTGTAAGCAATTCCAAGGGTGTGATCTAAATACACTATCTCTTACTTGGGTATATCTTGAGTTGCAAAGTCTTGCGTTTTTTGAATCTTCTGTAAGTGATAAAATAGTTGTTGCACCTAATTGATTTAATGCTCCATTACAAATGTCTACTGTTGATGCCATATCACTTCCTTATAATATACTTGCGTCTTATTTGTCTATCTTTTTCTAACGCAAATATTTCTTCTTCTGTTCTTTCTTGTTTAGTATCAAAACCATAATGATATTTAGTATCATGTTTAAATCTATCTACTAACACATACCTATATACATAATTGTCTTTTTTAAAATGTAATACAGGTTTTAAATCTTGTATTTTCTTCATGCACTCTAGGCGGGTTCTACTCTCGCTTCCCCCGCCTAAAATTTTATTTATTAGTCTACAACGTAAAACATTGTAAGCTGAATTGTTCCAGAAGCTACTGCTCCTGTAAGAGTAACAGAGACAGGTAAACCATCTTTGTTAGCATCTACAACAGAGTTTTCGCCTAATGCAATAGTGTTTGCAACATTAGCAGCTGTAGCTGAAGCAGAACTTCCTGCAGCTTTGTAAGCATCAGCATCTAAAGCAACAGTAGAACCTGCTGAATTAGTATGTGCTGCATAACCAACTGATAATTGAGTTGAACTATTTAAAGCATCATGTGCTAATCTACCAGATACAATTCTTGCACCATTAGGTAAATTAAACATTTGGATTACATCATTAATCGCTAGAGAAGCTGCTTCGTATTCTGCGAAAGCAACTCTTACTCTACCAGCTAATTCTGTAGTCTCTATTTTTTCTGAAGGAACATTCTGATTCCATTTAGTCTTTTGAACTGAATAAACTGTAGCCATATTTTCCTCCTATTATGCTTCTGTACAAGTTATACCAATAACTTTCGCTTGTTCCATTCTAGTAGCACCAATGCTCATGCAGTAGTAAACTTGAGTAGCATACGATTTGTCTGCTCTTTCATCTATTCTTGCATTTACATCTTTACCAATTCCTAGAGTGATACCATCTTGTGCGAAGGCTATGCAAGTTCTGTCATTACCAGCTTTTGCAAGTCTATTGGAAACTGTAAATTTGAAGCCAAGAAAAGTATCAATTTCGCCTTGGACCAATGCCTTGACTGTATTGAAATCTGAACTTGTTACTTCGGTTACATTTAAAAGATTATTGATCTGCTCCGGAGACACGATAATGTGTCTTGGGATTGAAGGATCAACACTAGCTAAATCAAACTTCTCTTTAGCTTTCGCTAATTTAGGAATGTTTAAGCCAGTAGTTGCACCAACATTAGCTGCGATTGCAGTTTGTGCGGCTTCACTTGTTGCACCTGTTTCACCAGTAAAGGCAGTTCCAGTTGCAGCAGCAATAATCACATCATCCATTGCTCTCCCCATTGCGTAAGCAGCGGCTTGTGCGTAAGATGATGTAGGGTCAATTAAGAGCCTTACTTTGTCCTGTTGATCAATTAAATCAGCAAATTCATAATCTGCAAGAGATACTCTTCTTCTTGAGTGAGGAGTGTCTATTTGCGGAGTGTCAGAGTGTCTGCTCGTTTTAAGTTGAGC